GGATGAGATCACAGGGAACTTACAAAAAGATACGCAAACAGCTTTTGAAAATGAATTAATTCGTTCGAAAGAGATCCCCTTTACTCTAATTGTGGAGGACCTAAAGGGTTATGAAAAGATGTTAAAAGGGCAATATCGTTCGAAATACAATCCTTTAGCATTGCTAGGCCGACTTAATACATTTAAAGCAAAGTACGGATTTGAAATTGTTTATTTAGATAACAAATACAGTGGTAACTGGATATATTATCACTTTTATTATCGGGCAAAACTTTACCTTAAAGCAGGTATTTTCTAAGCAAGGAGAAGCAATGGACAGGAAACAAATTTACATCGATGTCTTGATACATAAGGGAATTTACAAAGAAGAAAAAACAGGACGTCAGCTTTATGAAATGAGTGAGCAGGAATTATGGAATCTACTAAAAGGAGATGGGGAGAATGAGATGTTACAGGTTAAGAGGATGTTTGAAGTTAATGAAAGATAGAAAAGGGCTTAAAGAGAAAATCAAAAATACTAGAAATATTCATTTTGGTGAAGATCAAAGAATTGAAAGTGTAAGAGAAGAGTTTGAGGAATTCGGAATATTAGACCCTACATTTGTATGGCATAGAAATCATGAGTTTTTTGGGAATTGCGTTGAGTTTGGCGGGGATGAATACACATATGGGACGATGATTCTAGTGAAAGGTGGACGAAGATAATGAAGGGTGAAATTAAGGGATTTATAGACTTCTTACAGCAATCAGCAGTAGAAAACAGAAAGAAAGCTGATGAAGCTTACGATAATGAAGATTTAGGTCTTGCTGGATATTATCGCGGTCAATGGATTGCAAATGAGGGCGCGGCGATTGCGTTAGAAAATTTATTAGCTAAATACAAGGAGGAAGAACAATGAAATATACAGAGCATGGGACTTACGAAATTACTAAATTATTAGCGGAGACAAAGGAGAAAAAATAAAATGATTAAAATTACAGTATTCACTAAAAACAATTGCAACGACTGCAAACGATTAAAAATGATGTTAGACAATTTTCCTTCTGATGTTGCTGTTTTAGATGTAACTTACCTCAATGTGGAGGAACCTAAAAACGCATATTACATTCAGAAACACGACCTCATGACAATGCCGTCTCTAATTATCGAAAATGACCCGGTGATTCATGGTTTCCAAGAAGGTAAAGTTACGACTAGATTAGGACTGTAGGAGGTTTTTATAATGAGACATACTCGAAATAGACAATTAGCAAAAGCTCATAAGGATTCATTATTCATGTGGATGAATGAACCAACTGACAAGATCGAATTACAAAGATATTGGATGAAGTTGGGACTTAATCCTATTTTAGACAAAAGCTTCAAATGGCATCATGATTTTGTCTGGGAAATAGAAAAATACTGGGAGAGTTACATCACATTAGGTACGTACGGAAAGGATGACTTCAAAGTAATTCCAATCAAATAGGAGGGATCGAATGAAAAAAGAAACCAAAATACAAGTGGAAGGTGAGCTTAAAAAGGTAGAAAGCGATATTAGTAATCTAGAATATCACCTAGTCATGATGGATGGCGAGAGGCAGAAAACGAGAAAAGCTTTGGATGAGCTGAAGAATCGGAAGAAAGAATTGAAAAGTTACTTATAAGGAGCGGAAGGAATGTTAAACATACAAAAGATTTTTGAAGCGCAGGACAAGCTAGATCGTAAAGTTGTTGAGGTTCATGGGTTAGAAGGCAAAAATCTAACTGGTGATGTGACACACGCATTATTTACGGAGTTAGGTGAGTTAAGTAATGAGATTGGGTTCTTCAAGTATTGGAAGAAGAACAAAAAGAATGATAAGGAGCGTCAGTATGATGAATGGGCGGATTGCATGCACTTTATGGCGAGTTTGGGTAATAAGTATGGACATGTTGATTCTATTCTTTCTAAGGATTTAAAGGAAGATGAAATTTTACTTAACAATAAAGATAAAATCACTTACCATTTCGCATTCGAGTATATCTACAAAAGCGATTTAAATGACGAGTTTGATTATAGTAACGCGTTAGGTGCTCTGATAATGATTGGATTGAAATTAGGCATGACATTTGAAGAAATGGAAAAGTCGTACTTTGATAAGAACCAAGTTAACTATGATCGTTTAGCGAGTGGATATTAAGACAAAATTTGAATTTTATAAGAAAGCCGGTGATTAGAGTGGGAGATAGAGTGTGCCCTGATTGTAATGAAATGAGTTTGGTTGAAAAGGGTCTTACAAAATGGAAATGTCTGAATTGTAATGAGGAATTTACAACTAAAGAATTAGATGTGGATGTTGAGTGGGATTAAGGAACCGGTGATTTATTATAAAAACGCTATTTTGTAGAAAAGGATGTGCAGTTTGAAATCTGAAGAGATTAAACAGCTTATCACTGATTTAGAACGTAGAAAATCGGGTTTAAAACGGATCCAAAATGGCTTTTCAAGAATCCATAGTGAGGAATATCGTGATGGTGTGAATAATCAAATAGGAATTTTGGACCAGGTACTTATGAAGTTGAATTGGATTATGAGAGATGAAAGTAATTAGTATAAAAATTTCATTTTGTAGAAAAGGGGAATGGATATGAATTTAAATGTTTGCTGTTATAACGGTTGCATTAAAGATGCTACAACAGAAGGTTTCATTTATGGAAGATATCAAGATAGTACAAATCCAAAGGATAAATTCATCGGAGTCGTGGCTTGTGATGAACATGCGAAAGAAAATGACTTTTATCCAAAGGAGAACAAAAAATGAATTGGAGGAAGGAAACGAGAAATTTGTTAGCTGAATTAGTTGCTGAAATTGAGCATGGCGAGAGTTTATACGATAAAGAAATGTTCAAAGGGTTGGAAGTGACAATAAATAAGTTTAAAAACGCTTGTGAAAATTGTTTGGTTCAAAATATCAAGGAAATGAATGAAGAATAATTAAAAATGAATTTCTCACAAAAAAACGGCTCTATATAATAAGGAAATTAAACGTTTAAATTAATTTCTAATGCAATAGGTCTTGGATAATATAAAACGTCTAAAAATGATTAAAAACAGCGTATAAATCAATTCATCAGTTTTGAGGTGAAATCAAAGGGGGAAAAACGGTGAAAAAACTTAAAAAACGGAAAGTAAAGAAGGCAATTGCTCGTAGAGGTAAATCTGTAGAGAAACATCGTGTTGAAACAGCATGGAGAAATACATTTGTACAAGCTGGCATCCTAAAATAAGTGAGGTGGCATACACATTGGAATGGTTAAAAGATTATCATAAATTAGAAGATGAAATTATCTATTTAGAAAATGATTTAGATAGAAGTAAGCGAGAACTAAAACGTTGGGTGTATGGTGACTTACAAGAAGTTCGATTAACCGCTGAATCAGAAGGAGCAAAACTGGAAGATCGTATTGCTGTACGTGAACATGATTTAGCTCATAAGATGAATGACATGTTTGATTTCAAAAAGGTAATCAGTTCGTTTCACGGTTTGGAACATAAGATTGTGTATGGTAAGTATGTGGAGGGCAAGACATTGGAAAAGCTTGCTGAAGAGTTAAATTACAGTCCACGTTATATCTATAACAAACACGCGCAAATAAAGCGTATGATTGAATATGCTCAAAAGTTGAGTTAACAAAACATTAAGTTCACTTCAGTTCATGTTAACTATTGCAAAAAGGGTTTATAGTAATAACATAAAGAATTAACGGAAGGGTGACTGAACGAAACGGTTGCTCTTTTGTTTATGAGTGGATATTAAAATATCACGTACCGGAATGTAAATAGAAATTAGGAAAAGAAAGTAGTTAGAGGATTCTTTTCTAGATAAAAATATGGTTAGTTAACAAGGTGAAGTTTATGCAAGAAATAAGGAAAAGTGATTGGTAGAAATGCTGTTAAATCAACGATGTATAAAATATGTATAACGGTATAAAACAAGAATCGCTCAACCATGCGTATTTCCCATGTTAATGACTGTCATATAATAACTATTATGTAAACTGAAACTGTAGGGTCTATTCATTTCCCTGTATAAATTAAATTAGACTACAAAATTATTAATATAAGATTCTTTTAGCATCCATTCGGGTGCTTTTTATTTTTGGAGGGACGAATGATGAAGGTAGTTAGAGAACATAACGGCAAGTATTATCTAACAGAGTATGATGACGTTCGTGGTTGGTATGGTGTGGAAATTAGTTTTGAAGCGTTTAAATTACTTGAACATATCGATTATTTAAATGATTTTAAGAGTATCGATTGGATAGAAGATTAAGATGCAACCTTTAACAATACAAGAGATTAATAAACTGTATGAGCAAGATAATATTATTAAATTTTATAAGCATCCTTATTGGCGTAAGCACATAAGAATATTAGCTCTCGAAAGAGACAATAGCGAATGTCAGGAGTGCAAACGCAAAGGTAAGTATAGCAAAGGTCGTAACGTCCATCACATCAAGGAGTTACGTGATAGACCAGACTTAGCTTACACATTAAGCAACTTAGAAACGCTATGTATTCAATGCCATAACAAAGAACATAACAAAGAACATAACATAGTGAAGAAGCGCTGCACGATAGTAGATGAAGAGAGGTGGTAAGTGTGGACAGCTTAACGATACAAGGTAACACGTATGAATTAAATATCATTAGACAAATAGAACGCAAGAAGCCAACTGACAGAACGTTTGCTGATGTAGACTTATACAAACAATTTGGAAATGATATCTACACAACATACAAACAGATACGACACATATGTAATCCAAGAGCATGTGAGAAGACTACACTTGAAACAGTAAAGAAAAGTCTACGTGAACATTGGCTAGAACATTATCTAAATATGAATTTAACAGAAGCTCACATTGTTATTGAATATGCTGAGCTATTCTTTGGTTTAGCTATTAAATAGAGGTGAACACAATGGAGGTATGGCGAGATATAGAAGGATATGAGGGACTATATCAAGTTAGTAATTTAGGAAGGGTTCGCTCACTTAAAAAGAATAAGATGATAATGAAACCTTTTGTAAATGAAGAAGGTTATTTACGTATTACTTTACTTAAAGATAGAAAGAAAAATAATCTTAGAGTTCATAGGTTAGTAGCAAAAGCTTTCATATATAACAAAGATAATAAGCCAGAAGTTAATCATATCAATGCTATAAAGAGTGATAACAAAGTTAATAACTTAGAATGGGTTACACCAAAAGAAAATATGAAGCATGCAAATGATTTAGGTTTAATTAAGAGACGTAAAAGAAAAGTTATTTAATTAAATTTAAATTATAAGTCCCCCCCATCTAATTTTAGAGAAATTTTTGCTGGGGGACCGAACAACGCGGGGGGGAGATTTGTCTTTTTATTTTTTGCTTTTCGCGCGCGGAACAGAGAAAAAATGCATGTTATTTCGATATCTAAATTAATTAATGAAAGTGTGGTGATACCGTGACAATCAAGAAAAAGAACTATGAATTGGCTTTTGAAGACTATAAAAATGGCATGTCATACGCTGATATTGCTACAAAATACGGCGTTGCTGAAACTACTGTACGAGATACCTGGCGTAAGCGACATTGGAAAGAAACATTAAAAGAACATACTAACTTACGAGATAAAATCCGTGATGATTTACTAGGTCAAATGAGGTCAAACGGTGTCACTCACGGACATTTTCTTAATTTAGTTGAGGATTACATGGAAATGTGGGATATCAAGAACAATTTGATTGCTGATATCAAAGAACGCGGTGTATCTGTACTAGGTGCTAATGGTTTTATGAAGAAAAACGATAGCATTAACGAGTTGAATAAGACTAATACACAAATGTTAAAGATTCTTAATGAACTTGGTCTTAAAGCGGTAAGTGAAGAGGTGGACGACGATGATGCAGAAGTCTAATCTTCCTTATAAATATCACCCGTACATTAGTGAGTATATGGAGTCTGTGGAAAGCGGGGCTATTCGTTCCTGTAATGAACAGAAACAATTAATGGCCTTAGTTCGAAAAACTTTAGACGATCCAAATGTCTATATTGATGCAAAAGCTATTGAGGACAGTGTTAAAATTCCAGAGCCATATTTCCCTTTCAAACTTTACACTTGGCAAAGATTTGTTAATGCTTGTGTATATGGAGTTAGATACAAAGATAATGACCGTTTAGTTTGGAATCAGATTTTAATTTTAATGGGTCGTGGTGGCGGTAAAAATGGTTATGGTGGGTGGCATAATTTTTATATGCTGTCCAAACAGTTCGGAATTGATAATTACCACATCGAATGGATAGCAACTTCTGAACAACAAGCAAAAACTACATTTCAAGATGTTCGGAATGTAATTGATAGCCCTAAAAATAGTGTTTTGAAGAAGTCTTTCAATACAACTAAAGTATTAATTGAACATAAAAAGAACAGATCACATTTAAAATACAATACTTCTAATGCTAGAACAAAAGATGGTTTGCGTCCTGGATCAGTTTGGTTCGATGAAATTCACGAATATGAAGACTATGCATCAATTAAAGTATTCCGTTCGGCACTCGGTAAAGTTAAAGACGGCCGAACTTTCTATCTAACAACGGATGGATATGTCCGTGGTGGCGTTTTGGATGATATGAAAGAGAAGGCACGAATGGTTCTAAGTGGAGAAGTTGAAAACAGCAAGATTTTCCCCTTCATCTGCAAATTAGACTCTGAAGAAGAAGTTGAAGATATTGCAAACTGGGAAAAAGCCAATCCTTCCATTCGAGATAACACGGAACTATTCGAAACGATGAAAGAAGAATGGGCCGATTGTCAGACAAACATCCCGATGCACGTTGAATTCATGACTAAACGGATGAACATTCCGAAACAGTTATTTCAACATAAAATCGCTACTTATGAGGATATTCTTGCTACAGATCAACCTTTACCCGATGATTTACACAAATATGAATGTATTGGCGGTGTGGATTACGCAGAATTACGCGACTTCTGCAGCGTCGGCTTGCTATTTAAACGAGAAGGCAAGCGCTATTGGATTCACCACACATTTATTTGGCATCAGGCGTTGAAAATGCAGGACATTAATCAAGATATTATTGATATTGGTGTGGAAAAAGGACTCTTCACTATTGTCTACGACAAAGAAATTGAGCCAAAACGTGTTATCAATTGGTTTTTGGAAAAAGCGAAAACATACGACATTAAGCGTATAGCAATTGATAAATTCCGTTCTGTAGTTTTAAAACCTTTATTAGAAGAAGCTGGTTTTAACGAAAGAGTTGAGGTAGTGCGACGCGGTCCGTATATTCACGCTATGTTAGATCCATTAATCCAACATTTATTTATCAATCATAATATTGTTTTCCATGATGATCCTGTTATGCGTTGGTATTGTGGGAATATCTATGTGGACGAATTAGGAAATGGCTCAAAAGAATATAAAAAAATCGACCCTGTCAAAAGAAAAACTGACGGGTTTTTCGCGTTCACTCATGCCCTCAATTTCGATGGTGATCTTGAAGACTATGCAGTCGATTTAAACGATATGCAAGTATGGTCATTCTAAGAAAGGGGGTGAAAAAAATGGGTATTCGTAATCTTTTAAATTTTGTTTTAGGTACAAGTGATAACGGGACGACTCCAGATGTTGATTGTAGCGTAATGACACTTAAAGCTGAAATTGCTTATAAAAAATTGTATGTTAACGCTGCGATTGATTTAATAGCTCGTAGTTTAGTAGCTTGTGACTTTGAATCTTATCGAATCGGTAAGTTAAAGAGAAGTTTGAACTACTATCAATTAAATGTAGCGCCAAATAAGAATGAAAATGCTCATGAGTTTTGGTGTAAGGTTGTCCATCAGTTAATTTATGAAAATGAAGCGTTAATTTTACCTATTGGTGAAGAGTTGTGGATAGCTGAATCGTTTCATCGTGAAACTACGAATGGTTTTAATGAGTATGTTTACAAAAATGTTTCGATTAACAATCAACTTTTGACTAAAGAATTTAAAGAACGAGACGTTCTATATTTAAAGCTTTCTGAAGAGTCGATAAACAGTGTTATTGATAGTCTTTATAACTCGTATGGGTTATTGCTATCGAAAGCAATTACGGATTATAAGGGAAACGGAAAGCTAAGATACTTCATTAAAGGTAGTTTTATGAGTTCATTAACAGATAAGGAAGGCGAAGCGTCCAAAGCCTTATTTGAGGAAAGAATGAAGGAGTATATGAATCCTGAAAAGATAGCGTCCGTTCTTTTTCTTCCTAAAGGCATAGAAATGGAAGATCAAAGCAAAGATCCACGCAATCTAGATACTAGAGACATAAAAAATCTCGCTAAAGATATGCTAGATTTCGTGGCAACTGCTTTCCACATTCCTCCATCTTTATTAAGTGGAATAAGTGAAGGTGGTATTTCAACTTCTGGTAATCCAACAGGAGATTTAGATAACTTCATATTATTTGTTGTTCGTCCTATCGGTGACATGATTACGAATGAATATAACAAAAAAATGTTTACACGAGACGAATATTTGAAAAAAACATACGTCAAATTCAGCATGGACAACTTCAAATTGTTCGATCTTACTAAGTTTGCTAATTCAGTCGATAAGTTATTTGCAGTCGGCGGCATGAGCATAAACGATGTGTTAGAACGATTAGGAAAAGAGCAAATAAATGAAGAGTGGGCTGATGAGCGTTATGTTACTAAGAACTATGAGAGAGCAAGGATAAGCGGAACTACGGAAGGGGGTGACAATGATGGAAATGGAAAAAATTCAACCGAAGTTCTTAATGATGGAGAACCAGGAGAACAGTAAAAAAGTTGTTGCTTATATGCATGGGACAGTTGGCGCTGGTTGGTGGGGCGATATTAACGCCCAAAAGACTCGCGAAATGTTCGATAACATTGATGCTGACGAAATTGAATTGCACATTCATTCAGGCGGTGGCGATGCATTCGAAGGTATTGCGATTTGCAACTACCTAAGAAGTCATAAGGCTAAAGTTACTGCTTATGTTGATGGATTGGCTGCTTCTGCTGCTTCTTTAATCGCAATGGGAGCTGACAAAATTATCATGCCATCTAATACAACAATGATGGTTCATAGGGCTTCAACTTATGCGTACGGTAATGCTGATTCGTTAGAAAAGCAAGCCAAAATGTTACGCGATGTTGACGATGCATTGATTCAATCTTA